GGAGCAACATTTAGTAATGGAATTGATATTGGTATACACCCATTCTACGATGCAATTTACCACCAAGTGGTAAATGGTTATAACCATTATGAAGTACTTTCAGGAAATACATCCTATTATAGTAATGTTTTAAATGGTGGAATTAAAACAAGAGGTAAAATTAAATCAAACGGATTAAGATATTGGACATCTTTCGTTGATAATTCCAAATTTAACCCAACGGACTTAAGATATACAGTATTACCTTGCGATGGGGATAACAAATACGCCGATTTTAATAATATGGCAGAAATGGTTATTAATACAGATTCATTCGATAGAGGTAATCAAATTTACTATAGTACGATTTGGGAAGATAACTACATCAATGGAGATTATAGTGGAAGTACTTTTTTCAAATACAATGAATATAATACAAATACAAATGGAGATTATACCGTTGAAGGTAATACAAAAAAAGTTATTGATTTAATTGGAACATTTAGTCCGGCAATTTTAGATCAATTTGAAGATATATTTTTACAATTTGCAACTGAAAAATTAAATGAAGAAACCCCTTATAAGAAATTCTCCAAAGTAAAATATGATAATTTTCAAGATTTACTAAAAGGACTTCTTTCGGTTAAGAAAGAAACAACCGATGAAGGTAAAACATTTGAAGAACTTGTAAGTCTTATAAAAGACAGACAGTCTGAAAACAAAATTAAGTTAACAGATGAAATTATAGATTATAGTAATTTATTGGAAATTAAATTAGGAAACCCAAAAGAACTTGACCCTTATATAATTGAAGGATTTGTTGGCATTTCAGGCAACTCTTTAAAGTATGATCCATATAATTCATCACAATCTGTAAATTTAAAATACATTGAACTTTACGTTGGAGAGGATATTAGTGGACATTATTTAGATTTCTTTGTAAAAAATAATATTGAACTATCAGAAGAGAATGTTCTTAAGTTTAGACCGTTAATATTAATTTATGCGGGATATAGAGAGTCGGGTGGACCTGATGTTAAAAAGACATTCCAAGATTATGTCGGTAATACTATATTAAATGGTTTACCTTTTACGTTTGTGTTTACAAATGGGGTACCATTTGCTGTTCCGGCAACACCAGGAGCGAATCCAAGATATCAATTATTCCTTAGTTTATTGATTAGTAAGCTTGGAAAAATAACAAATAAAGAACAAGCTCAATCTATAGATTTTGTTGATGGGTATAACAATAGAAACCTAAAAGTAGAAATATACAATTTCTTTAAATCGTTTAACGATAAATGGTCATCTGGTAATTCAATAGGTCAAAGATTGTTAATGGAGGAATTTTTATTTTTAGATAAGGCGAATAAAGATATTGGGGATAAGGCTTATCTTAATTTAGATAGGTTTGTTTCAATCATAAACCCAAAAAACGATAAAGCAAGTTTATATAGTGCAATTTCAATGTTAATACAAGGAAGTGGATTTGATATGAGAACCCTACCCGCTTATGTTAACTTTTATGGTAATGGATTAACAACAAGAAGTAAAATCACTCCATCACATACAGTTGCAAATAATTTGTTTGGAACATTTTTAGAAGTCGATTACCAAGAATCATCACCTAAAACTGTTATTCAATTTGCGGGACCAACATCTAAACGTCCTTCAGATATGAATAAAAACTATAGATTTAGTGATGATAGTTTTAATATATCGGACGTTAATAACAACCCATTAATCGTAACGTTACCTAAAATTTTTGATACTGAGAATTTATCTAAATCAAATAAGGTAGTTGCGTTCGAAGTTAGTTTTGGTGACCAAAACCAAAGTATGTTCAAAGGAGTTACTTTAGATCAATCAACAATTAAAAACACATCAGAATCTTTTGTTGTGTTAGAAAACTTAGCGAGATCAGAATCTGGAGCGGGAACATATAATGTTGACATTGGATTATTTGATTACTATAGACAAGCGTCATATCAATGTGAAGTTACGTGTATGGGTAATGTTATGATACAACCAACAATGTTCTTCTATTTGAAAAACATCCCTATGTTCCGTGGTTCATATTGGATTACTGAAGTTAGTCATAGTATTAGAAATAATTCAATTACGACAACATTTAAAGGAAGTAGAATACCACAAGCTAGTCTACCAGATCCAGAAGATTCGTTTGTATCAAGTTATAAAGCGTTGTTTGATAAATTACTTTCAAAAGCTAAAACCCAAACAGAAGCAATTTCATCTGGAAAAGTAAGTACAGAACAACCATTATCAATTCCTGGTAAAGGCGACTTTACTATTGATAAGGGTACGGTTAAAATATCAGGAGAGGAACAGATAAATGAAGTTGGTATCACATCATTCGGTATTCCATATAATGGATTCAATAATGAGAAATATATTCAAAAAGTTAAATACAAAGGTGGAGATTGGTTTAGAGCTGTCGTAGCAAGAATGGGATCGGAAGCATACCCAATAGCAGACGACACTCATATGGCCATTGTTAGTAGATTTAAAAATCAAGTTGTTACCGATAAAGACGGTAATGGTGGATTATCTTGGGGAGAACTTAAGAATTATTCAAAAACACAAAATTTTTATTCGACCAAATTTATATTACAAAGTAACATCACTCCTGACCATATTGGGACAGGAATTACCACATTCTTAAATCCAGACGATGGTACCGAAAAGACAATAACCCCATCATATTCTTTAAATAGAACACTATCAGGGTCACCATTCAAAGCCGAAGGACCAGTTAATATCGGACCAAGTGTAAATGGATATGGTATAGCGTTATCGGATTCACTTATGAAATTATTAAATACCCACGAAGGACGGGTTATCTATTTTATGATTAAATAAGAATATTAAGAATTATGGGATATTTATATGTATATCTTAAAAATTATGGAAAATAATAAAATGAACGACAGTATTAATCAATTCTTAAAACCAAAACAAGTTAGAAATGTTTCTAATGACGGTATGGAAAGAGAAGAATGTGATATGTTAACAGGAGAATGTTATACTATCAGAGAAAAAGACGGTATAGTTGAAAGAATAAATAAAAAATATATTACCAACGACGGTAGACAATTATTACAAGATTAAAACTATGTTAGAGAAAAAATTACACGACGAGTTGAAGCGTTACAAACAAATCAACAAATATGGTTCTAAGATGATTATGGAACAAGAAGTTCCAGAACCACCAATGGACCCAGCAGCACCAGTTGACCCAGCGGCTCCGGTAGATCCGGCAGCGCCAGTTGACCCAGCGGCGGCACCAATGGACGCACCAGAAGAAACCCCAATGGACGGAGGTACTGAAGAAATTGATATTACTGATTTAGTTAATATGACTAAAAGTATCAAAAACAACATCGACGACAATAAAGCGGATCACGTATCTGTTTTAAACAAAATGGATGATGTATTCAGTAAATTAACAGACCTCGAGGCTAAATTAGGTGAAATGGACCAAGTGGTTGCTAAAATTGACCAATTGGGTGCTCAAGTACAACAAATGAAACCAGAAACACCTCAAGAAAAACTTGAAATGCGTTCTTTGGATTCATATCCATTTAATCAAAGACCGAACGAGTTCTTTAGCCAAAAACAAGGTGAAATGAGAGCTTCTGGTAAGAATGAGTATGTTTTAACTAAACAAGATGTTCAAGACTACTCACCAGATACTATAAAAACGTCCTTTAACTCAGACCAAGAAGAAAATGAATTTAAGTTCTAATGTAAACTTTTTATTAGGTTTACAAATACAAATGAAGATTAACCATTGGCAAACTAAAGGGTTTGCTAGACACAACGCATTTGGTGGATTTTACGATTCATTAAGTGCATTAATCGACACATTTGTCGAGTCTGCAATGGGAAAATACGGTAGATTTACTTTAGACGAAGAGACTAAAACAATTCAATTGAGTAATCTTTCAGAATTAGATATGAAAGGTTTAGTTAGTACCGTTAGAGAATCTTTAGTTCAAATGTCAGAACAATTGGAACCATCAGATACTGATTTATTAAACATCCGTGATGAAATATTAGGAGAATTAAATAAATTATCGTATCTTTTAACATTGGAGTAAAAAACCAAAAAACTTTTTTTAAAAAACTTTAAGCCGGATTTCGTAATCCGGTTTTTTTTGTCTATATTTTATCTATAACAGTTTATAACTTAAATTAACAATTATGTCAACATTTGATGCAGTACTAGCACAGTACGAGAAAAACAAGAACGCCACAAGTGGCAACGCAAACAGAGTATCCCAAGAGGATAGGATGAAGAAGTACTTCGTAACGATACTTCCTAAAGGTTCAAAAGGTGAAGAGAGAAGAATTCGTATTCTTCCCACACCAGACGGTTCATCTCCATTTAAAGAGGTGTACTTCCACGAAGTTCAGGTGGATGGAAAATGGGTTAAATTATACGACCCAAAACAAGAAGGTAAACGTTCCCCATTAAATGAGGTTCACGAAGGATTAATGATGACAGGTGTTGAGTCAGACAGAGAATTGGCTCGTCAGTACCGTTCACGTAAATTCTACATCGTAAAAGTTATCGATCGCGACCAAGAACAAGATGGTCCAAAATTTTGGAGATTTAAACACAACGCCAAGGGAGATGGTATTTTAGACAAAATCTTCCCAATCTTTAAAAACAAAGGTGACGTTACCGACACTCAAAAAGGACGTGATTTAATCATTTCTTTGACCTTAACTAAGGCGGGTACCGGTAAAGAGTACACTTCAATTAATTCAGTTATTCCTGAAGATGCGGGTCCATTACACACAGATGATAATGTGGCAAAAACTTGGTTAGAAGACGAATTGACTTGGTCAGACGTTTATTCTAAGAAAAGTGAAGACTACTTAGAAATGGTGGCTAAAGGTGAAATTCCACGTTGGGATAACGAAACAAAAAAATGGGTTTCAAACTCTTCAAATGAAGAAACTATCGGAACACAAAAACCAGTAACTCCAGTGGTAGACCCACAGGATGATGCTGAGGTAGACGAAGATTTACCGTTCTAATTTATTCACGGGGTGGTGAAATATCCACCCCATATTTTAAAAAAACAACAATATGGCAGGTATTAAAAAAAACGACTTCTCTTCTATGAAGAAGAAATTCTCTAAAGAGGCGGAGTACAAACCAGATCGTTTCTTAGATTTGGGAGACGCGTTTTTAGATGCAACAGGAATACCAGGTCCAGCAATTGGACACATTAATATGTTCTTAGGACATAGTGATACTGGTAAAACCACAGCACTTGTGAAAGCGGCAGTCGATGCACAAAAGAAAGGAATTCTACCTGTGTTCATTATTACAGAACAAAAATGGAATTGGGATCACGCGGTATTAATGGGATTCAATAAAGAAGATGATTTCTATCTCTTCAATAGTGACTTCGATTATATCGAACAGATTACCGATTTTATTAATGAAGTATTAGTGGCACAAGAAAAAGGTGAAATTCCTCACGATATTTTATTCTTATGGGATTCAGTTGGTTCTGTTCCTTGTAAGATGACATTTGAAGGTAAAGGAGGTAAACAACACAATGCTTCGGTTCTTGCTGACAAAATAGGTATGGGTATTAACCAACGTATCTCAGGTTCAAGAAGAACAGATAAACCACATACAAACACTCTTATCATTGTTAACCAACCTTGGGTTGAATTACCCGACAATCCTTTCGGACAACCAAAGATTAAAGCAAAAGGTGGAGAAGCCATTTGGTTAAACTCAACTTTAGTATTCTTATTTGGTAACCAAAAAGGAGCAGGAACAACAAAAATCAAAATCACAAGAAATAAACGTGATGTAAACTTCGCAAGTAGAACTAAAATTTCTATTATGAAGAACCACGTTAATGGTATTGGATTTGCAGATGGGAAGATAATGGTAACTCCTCACGGATTTATGAAGGCAAAAGAATCCGCCGAAGAAAAAATATCAATCCAAGAATACGCAAAAGAAAATTTAGACTATATCAGTAAATTATTCGGAGAGAAGGTTACTGATGTTAGTGAACTAGGATTCAAAGCAGAAATCTCGTCAGATGATGACGAATAAATTATACTAAATGTCGGTTTTACTCGTTGATGGAGACAATTTACTTACGATTGGTTTTTATGGTCTCAAGAACCATTTCTACAAAGGAAAACATATTGGAGCAATATACCATTTTGTTAATACTCTTAGGAGATCATTTGAGACGTATCATTTAGACAAAATTGTAGTATTTTGGGATGGTGAAAATGGTTCAGACTCAAGACGAAAATTTTACTCTCAATACAAAGAGAATAGAAAATCTCGATTAAGAAGTGATGAAGAAATTAATTCATATCAATATCAAAAGCAACGAGTAAAACAGTATTTAGAAGAAATCTTTGTTAGACAAGGTGAATTTAAATTTTGTGAGGCGGACGATTGTATTGCATTCTACACTCAAAATTCACCAACTGAAAAAAAGACAATTTATTCTGGAGACGGAGATTTAACACAACTAGTTTCTGAACAAACCCAAATTTACAACCCCTCACATCAAAAAGTATACAAGAAAAACGACACCATAGTTTACAATCACGAAGAAATTCTAATTGAAAACGTAACATTGGTTAAGATGTTATGTGGTGACCCTTCAGATAATATTGCAGGAATTAAGAATATGGGAATCAAAAGACTTATTACCCTTTTTCCTGAAATTAAAAATCTACCCCTTACTATTGAAGATATTAGAGATAAAACTAATGTTTTATTTGAAGAAGATAAAGATAATTGGTTAATCAAAAATCTTCTAACTGGAGTTACAAAACACGGGGTTTTCGGTGAGGAGTTTTATGAGGTAAACAAAAAGATAGTTAGTTTGGATGAACCGTTTTTAACTGACGAGGCAAGGGAGACGATTATCGCATTAGTAAACGAAAATTTAGACCCAGAAGGTAGGTCTTATAAAAATACTATGAAAATGATGATGGAAGATGGACTGTTCCAATTGTTACCGAAATCGGATGACGCTTGGATAAAATTTTTCAACCCATTTCTTAGATTAACAAGAAAAGAAAAAAATAAAAGGACGATTAAAATTAAAAACAATTATGAGTAACTATCAACAAGAAATCACAAAATTTGAGTTTTTGCTTAGTTTAGGTGGAAACATCGTATGTCAAAGATTCTTCAACGTAAAAGACCACGTTGAGCAAGCACGTAGATCGATGGATCTTCACTATTATGTAAAAAATATTTGTGAAGAAATAAGTGAAGATTTGAAAATGAAAACTTCGGATTATCTATGCGAAAATCAAAACTATTTTCTCAATTCCGAGTTTGTGGAAGATGAGAATGAGAAAGAAAAAGAACACTTTTTATTGGAAATTAAACTCGGAGACGACGTATTTATTTCTAGAATATTCCCCGCGTATTTCTTCCATCCAAAGGTTAGATACACGGTTGATATTCGACCAAAACTAAAGAGAATTTTGTCAGATTTAACTGACATCTTGTCTTCAGAAGAATTGGAAACCGTATATTTGCAATATCAACTTTAATAAACATACATAACAAATTATGCAACAAGAGAAAAACTTTGGGTTTTTAGGATTTTCCTTTCAACAATCGCTCATTAGATCGGTCATCGAGGACAAGAAATTCGGAGAAACGATAATAGACTTTTTAGACAGTAAATATTTCGACAACAATTCATTTAGATATATCGTAGAGAATATCAAAGAATTGTACGTAACTTACAACAAACTACCCGATTACCACACTCTATCACAAAAAATAATGACAGAGTCTGGTACTAAAGACACAAATAGGGTACATTTGGATACTCTACAAAATATTAAAGATGACGACAAAGACACGTCGTTCGTTAGAGATACCGCACTTAATTTTTGTAAACAACAAAATTTAAAGAAAGAGCTTAAAAATGTTCACAATATTATTGAAAGTGGTGAGTTTGAATCATACAATAAGATTGAGGAAATCATTAAAAAGGCATTACAAGTCGGTATTAATGATGACCAAGCGGTTGACGTATTTCACAATATTGACCAAGCGTTGGAAGATAATTTTAGGTTACCAATTCCAACGGGAATTGCGGGTATCGACCAACTATTAAAAGGTGGTTTGGGTAGAGGTGAATTAGGTGTTGTATTAGCCCCAACAGGCACAGGTAAAACTACCTTACTTACTAAGTTTGCAAACACCGCATATAACCAAGGATTTAATGTTGTTCAAATTTTCTTTGAGGACAATCCAGGTAATATTAAAAGAAAACATTATACCATTTGGTCGGGTATTACTCCTGACGACCAACCTGCAAACGCTGAAGAGGTTAAGAGATTAGTTAAAGAGGCGGAAGAGAGGTCATCAGGTTCATTAAAATTAATGAAGTTTCCTTCAGATAGTGTAACAGTTTCCCAAATAAAAAATATCGTTAGAAAAATGAAATCTGACGGTTTTAAATTAGATTTGTTACTTATCGATTATGTTGATTGTATTTCAACAGACAAGAGTTTAAACGGTGAAGAATGGAAAGGTGAAGGTTCTGTTATGAGATCTTTAGAAGCAATGACAAGTGAATTTGATATTGCACTATGGACCGCCACGCAGGGTAATAGAGACTCAATTTCGTCCGAAGTAGTAACGGGTGACCAAATGGGTGGTTCTATTAAGAAAGCTCAAATTGCTCACGTTATTATGTCGATAGGTAAGACCTTAGAACAGAAAGAACAAAACTTGGCAACTCTATCACTTTTAAAATCCCGTATTGGTAAAGACGGTGTTGTATTTAGTAACTGTAAATTTAATAATGAATATCTTGTTATTGATACGGAATCTCAAAATACCTTACTTGGTATGGAACAACAAAAAACTCAAAATAACGCAAACAGAGCCGCAGAAGCGTTTAAGAAAAGACAAGAATTACTTAATAATAAATAAAATAAACTATGACGGAGAGAATCTTACAAGACAATCCTGGACGTTTTGTCCTTTTTCCAATCGAACATCACGATTTATGGAAATATTATAAACAATCTGAAGCGTCTTTTTGGACTGCTGAGGAAATTGATTTAGGTCAAGATGTTACAGATTGGGAGAATAAATTAAACGATGATGAAAAACATTTTGTTAAACACGTATTAGCATTCTTTGCCGCGTCTGATGGAATTGTAAATGAAAATCTAGCGATGAACTTTGTTAATGAAGTTCAATATACTGAAGCTAAATTCTTCTACGGATTCCAAATAATGATGGAAAACATCCATAGTGAAACATATTCTTTATTAATCGATACGTTGGTTAAAGATAAAGAAGAACAACACTATTTGTTCAACGCTGTTGATACAATCCCTGCTGTTAAGAAAAAAGCGGATTGGGCTCTTAAATTTATTAATTCAGAATCTTTTGTTGAAAGATTATTAGCATTTGCGGCGGTAGAAGGAATTTTCTTTTCGGGTTCATTCTGTTCAATTTTTTGGTTAAAGAAAAGAGGATTGATGCCAGGTCTAACATTTTCAAACGAATTAATTTCTCGTGATGAAGGTGTACACTGTGATTTTGCTTGTCACATTTACAATAACCATATTGAAAAGAAAATAAGTGAAAAGAAAATAAAAGAAATCATTTGTGGGGCGTTGGAAATAGAGAAGGAATTTATTCTTGAAGCATTACCAGTTCGTTTAATTGGTATGAATTCTGATTTAATGTCTCAATATCTTGAGTTTGTTACTGATAGATTATTAATGGCCTTGGGTTGTTCTAAAGTTTACAATTCAGAAAACCCATTTGATTTTATGCAGAACATCGCATTACAAGGTAAAACTAATTTCTTTGAGAAAAGAGTTGCTGAGTATCAAAAGGCGGGAGTTAATAATGTTGCAACCGAAGATTTAGGATCCGCGTTTGACGAGGATATGGACTTCTAAAAATAGTATAAGATGAAAGTAAAAAAAAGAGATGGTTCCCTAGAGGAAATGAGATACGATAAGATAACACGTAGAATAAGTGTTTTTTGTAGCGATTTAAATTTAGAATATGTTGACCCAACATTTGTCACATTAAAAGTGACACAAGGAATATATGATGGAATTTCAACAACAGAGTTAGATGTATTGGCGGCGGAGACCGCGGCAGCTATGGTTACCACTCACCCTGATTATGCTAAATTATCAGGTAGATTGGCGGTGTCTAATCTACATAAGACAACACATAAAAAGTTTTCCCAATGTATTAAAGAATTATATTCTTTTGTTGAACCAAAAACAGGTAAAGAATCTTCATTAATTGATGAAGGTGTTTACAAATTCGTAATGGAGAATAGAGAATCTTTAGATGGGGCAATCCACCAAGAAAGAGATTTAGAGTTTGATTACTTTGGATATAAAACATTAGAACGTTCTTATCTTTTAAAGATTGGTGATAGAGTAGTTGAGAGACCTCAATATCTTTATATGAGAGTTGCCGTTGGTATTTGTAAAGGTGATTTGGATATGGCATTAAGAATATACGATGACTTATCACAACACTTCTATACTCACGCAACCCCAACATTATTTAATGCTGGAACACGTAGAGCTCAAATGTCATCTTGTTTCTTAATTGGTAACAAGGGTGATGATATTGATGGTTTATTTGACACCATTAAAGACGTGGCTAAAATTTCTAAATGGGCTGGAGGTATTGGACTTCACGTTCACGATGTTCGATCTAAAGGTTCTTATATAAAAGGAACGGGTGGACAGTCAGATGGTTTACTACCAATGATGAAAACTTATAATGAGGTTGCTCGTTGGATTAATCAAGGGGGAAAACGTAAAGGTTCTTTCGCTGTGTATCTTGAACCTTGGCATTCAGATATTTTTGAATTCATTGATTTAAGAAAGAATCACGGTAAAGAAGAAATGAGAGCAAGGGATTTATTCTTGGCAATGTGGACTCCAGGTTTATTTATGGAGAGAGTTGAACAAGATGGTGATTGGTCTTTATTTTCACCTGACGAAGCCCCAGGACTATCCGATATGTATGATTCACCAGAAGACAAGGCGTTTACTCGTTTATATGAACAGTACGAAAAAGAAGGTAAAGCAAGAAAAGTTATCAAGGCGAGAAAGTTAATGGATGCAATCCTTACTGCTCAAATTGAAACAGGAACACCTTATATGTTATATAAAGATCCTGCTAACTACAAATCAAATCAAAAGAATTTAGGTACTATTAAATCTTCAAATTTATGTACTGAAATTATTGAGTACAGTTCACCAACAGAACAGGCAGTTTGTAATTTGGCGTCGATAGCTTTACCAAAGTACATTATTAATGGTGAGTTTAATCACGATTTATTATACGAGTATACATACCAAGTTGTTAAAAATTTAAATAACGTAATTGATTTGAATTACTACCCAACTGAAGAAACCAAACGTTCAAACTTTAAACATCGTCCTGTTGGATTAGGTGTTCAAGGTTTAGCTGATGTATTTTGTATGTTAGGTTTACCATTCGAATCTGAAACCGCTGATAAACTACAAACGGATATTTTTGAAACAATCTATTTTGCTGCAATGACATCATCTAAAGATTTGTCTAAAGAGTTTGGCCCATATGAGTCTATTGCTGGATCACCAATTGAAAAAGGTGTTTTCCAATTTGAAATGTGGGGTAAAAAAGATAAAGATTTATCAGGTCGTTGGGATTGGAAATCTTTAAGAAAAGAGGTTGTTAACTATGGTGTTAGAAATTCATTATTAGTTGCACCAATGCCAACAGCATCAACCGCACAAATTTTAGGTAACAACGAAGCGTTTGAACCATTTACTACTAATTTATATTCTCGTAGAACTTTAAGTGGAGAATTTATTATGATTAATAAACATCTAGTTAATGATTTATTAAAAATAGGATTATGGAGTGATACCATTAAGAATAAGTTAATTATGGAGAATGGGTCGGTTCAAAATATTCCAGAAATTCCTACTGAAATGAAAGAAGTTTATAAAACAGTTTGGGAAATGTCTCAAAAACGTGTTTTACAAATGGCAGCAAATAGAAGTGTGTTTATCGACCAATCACAATCTTTAAATTTATTTGTCGATAATGCTACTAAACCTAAATTATTGGCTGCTCATTTATTTGGTTGGAAATTAGGTTTAAAAACGGGTATGTACTATTTGAGAACAAGGGCGGCGGTAGATGCAATTAAAGGTTTAGGGGTTGATACGTCAGCATCTAAACCAATTGAACAAACCTCATCAATAAACAATGTGGAAGTACCAACTAATAACAAGTTAATCAGTGAAAGAACACCTGAAGTCGTAATGACATCAGAAAGACCAACAGACTCACCTTTTGAGTGTGAGGGATGTGGTTCATAAAGTAATGGGAGACTCCCTCAAAGTTACTGTCGTCAAGGCGTACCTTGAGCTTCCAGGTTTTGAGAATACAGGGGGTGAATATCAAGACACTATATTAAATCCAGCTTCGGCTGGATTTTTTTATTTATTACCATTTTAGATTAGTTTATATTTATTTGATATGGCAGCAACTTACGGTATAGATTTTCCCTTTAGGAATAGTTTAAAAGGTGACTTCATAAGGATGACAGAATCACCTGAAAGAGAAGTTCGTGCGAATTTGATTCACTTATTGTTAACAAGAAAGGGTAGTAGATATTATTTACCTGATTTTGGTACTAGATTGTACGAATATATCTTCGACCAAAACGATGTAGTCACCTTTGGTTTAATCGAAGACGAGATAAGAGAAAGTGTTAAAAAATACATTCCAAATTTAGATATTAATTCAATTAATGTGGTATCGGCGGAAAATGATCCAGAAGAAACTAAATTATATTCACAAGAGGAGGACGAGAGATTATTTAGAGTATCGGATGCCACAAGTAAACCATACACCGCAAAAGTAAAAATAGACTACACGGTTAATAACGGATCATTTACGTCATCCGACTTTGTAATTATAAACATATAAAATGGCTAAAAAAATATCATACGCAACTAGAGATTTTGCAGGATTAAGACAGGAGTTAGTAAATCTAACAAACGACTACTATCCAGAATTAATAAAAAATACTAATGACGCATCTATATTCTCTGTGTTATTAGATTTAAACGCGGCTGTGGCGGACAACTTACACTTCCATATCGATAGAGTATGGCAAGAAACTATGTTAGATTTCGCTCAACAGAGACAATCCCTTTTTCATATTGCCAAAACATATGGTTTAAGAATACCAGGAAATAGACCGTCAGTTGCATTATGTGATTTTTCCATAAACGTACCAATTGCGGGAGATAAAGAAAAAACCGAATACTTGGGTCTGTTAAAAGCGGGAGCTCAGGTGTCTGGAGGAGGACAAATTTTTGAAACATTAGAAGATGTAGACTTCTCTAATCCATTCAATAGTAAAGGTGAACCAAATCGTTTAAAGATACCTAATTTCGACGGTAATAATAAATTGGTGTCATATACCATAACTAAGAGAGAAGCGGTCGTAAACGGAGTCTCAAGGATATACAGAAGAGTTGTAACTGAATTAGATCAGAAACCTTTCTTAAAACTTTATTTACCCGAACAAAATGTGTTAGGTATTGTATCAATTATACATAAAGAAGGTACTTCATTTGGTTCAAATCCAACATCATCAGAATTTACATCATCAACAAATAAGTGGTATGAAGTTAAATCTTTAATGGAAGATAAAGTATTCATTAAAGACCCAACAAAAATATCAGATAAAGATAATTTTATACCAGGAACATACCTTTCAGTTACTAACAAATTTATGACCGAATACACTCCTGAAGGGTACTATTCAATGACCTTTGGTTCTGGAACAATAGACCCGATGGCAAATTTAGATAATTTTATAACTGGTAATTTAAAAGTCAGTTTAGGTTCTTATTTAAATAACGTATCGTTAGGTGCGGTACCTAAGTCAAATAGTACAATGTTTGTAAAATATAGAATTGGTGGAGGTAAAAACTCAAACTTAGGTGTTAATGTTATTAATAGTATAGATAATATTGAATTTAATGTAAATGGTCCAGTTTCAACTGTAAATTCACAAGTAATTCAATCATTGAGAGTAACAAACGTAACTCCAGCAATAGGTGGAGCCGACCAACCAACAATTGATGAAATTAGAAATATGATTTCTTACAACTTTGCCGCACAAAATAGAGCGGTAACATTAAATGATTACAAATCTGTAATTGAAAATATGCCACCTACGTTTGGAGCGGCCGCTAAGGTTAATGTAATGGAGGAAGACAATAAGGTAAAAATTAAATTGTTATCTTATGATGCTGATGGAAATCTAACTGATGTGGTTTCAAACACATTAAAAGATAATGTTACAGAATATATTGCACAATATAGAATGATTAATGACTTTGTTGAAATTCAAAGTGGTGAGGTTATTGACCTTGGATTAGAGATTGATGTTGTAATTGATAGAAATGAATTAGAATCAGATGTTATTAAATCTATAATCGAAAAAACAATTTCATATTTTGCAATTGAAAAAAGAAAAATGGGTGACCCATTATTCACAGGTGAGTTGTTAAAAGAAATTGGATCAACAACTGGTGTGGTTAACGTAGTAGATGTTAGAGTTTTTAACAAAACAGGTGGAGAATATTCACAAGCTGAGGTCTCCCAAACATATAAAACACCCGAAACAAAAGAAATTCTACAAGCGGATATGACCGTATATATGAAGTCAAATCAGATATTCCAAATTAGATTTCCAAATAAAGATATTAAAGTTAGAGTTAAACCTCTCACTTCGACTACATTTTAATTAAAATTTTTCTTATTATAATGGAAAATAGTCTGCTTTCTATTTATTATAAGAATGATACAAAAACATAGAATTTCAACGAATATTGGTAAAGACCAAATTTTAAAAGTCGAACTTAAACAAGATTTCGATTTATTAGAGATTTTGTCTTTAAAATTCACACAAAAAGATATATACACATCTCTTTGTGCTGATTATGGTGTGGTTTGTGGTAGAATCACCGTTAACAACGGTTTAGGTGTTCCAAACGCTAGAATTTCTATTTTTATACCGTTAGACGAAACGGACGAACAAGACCCAGTCATTTCAACATTATATCCGTTTAAAACGGTTAATGATAAGAATGAGGACAATTACAGATACAATCTATTACCATCAAGAAAACAACACGGAGGACACGAACCAACAGGTACATTTTTTGACCAATCAGATGTTTTAACGAGAGAAGAAGTTTTAGAGGTCTACGAAAAATACTACAAATACACAGTAAAAACTAACAGTGCGGGAGATTTTATGATATGGGGAGTTCCATTAGGTGAACAAACAATACACGTAGATTTAGATTTATCCGACATTGGTTGTTTCTCTTTTAGACCTTATGATTTTATAAAACAAGGTTTAGGTCCCGACCAATTTAAAAATACTTATTCTTTTAAATCTTCAGTAGATTTAGATTCATTACCTCAAGTAGTATCATTTAATAAATCAATAGAAGTTTATCCATTTTGGGGAAACGAAGATATTTGTGAAATTGGTTTAACAAGAACTGATTTTGATTTATCAGAAGTTGGTGTTAAAATTGAACCTAAAGCCTTTTTTATTGGGGGAACATATACCGACACTGGTAAAAATTCTGTAAATAAAAATTGCCAACCAAGACGTAAAATGGGTCGTAAATGTGATTTAACAACAAAAACGGGTACCATTGAGGCGATTAGATATACACCAAACAAAGATGAGAATAATAGACCTAAAATAGAGGTTTATGATATTGAAGAAGACATTCCAGAAGATGGTTCGTTTGTATTTCCGGTCCCAATGAATATGGATTATGTCTTTACAAACGAATTTGGTGAAAATGAAATTACAAATGACACCAATAAAGGAGTACCAACGTCGAGTTGTTATAGGTTTAGATTTTCATTAGATGACGCAGGTAACTCAAGAACTAGAAAAACCGCATCTTATTTAGTACCTAACATTAGAGAATATTCGGCAGAGGCCGATAAGTCGTATGCCTTTTCCACCAATTACTCCGACTATCCGTCAGCTGCGGTTTCTGATAATGTTGATAAAGGAATGTTATATAATGAATTGGGTCAATATAATCCTAGAGATTATTTTTATAGAATGACATATAATAAAGTTTACACTATGTCATCTTTTCAAAATATACACTATCTAGGAAGTAGTTTTAGTAACGATAGGTATGTTGGATTGAAAGAAATCGTTCCAACAGAAGAAGAGGATTGTTCAAATGACATTGTAACTCCACCTGTTAATTTTGGTAAAAAGAATTTTACATTTACTTTATTGATAGCTGACGTGTTATTATTTTTTGAACAATTAATCAACCTTGTTACATTAACTTTCTTTAATACAATTGCAAAGGTTTTCCATAGATTCGCTGATGCAACTAACTTTAGACCAATTAGAAAATTATCTAGAAGAATTAGACATTTTGCTTACCAAATACAAGATTCAACACAACGAACACTTTATTTAATATCGTATCCAGGATGTGAGGAATGTAATACCAATGAATTGGGTGAACAAGGAGGTATAGGAACTACGTTAACATTTTGTGAAGTTGGAAAACTAAAAATAAATGGTAAGGAAAGTCAAACTGATAGAATATTAACCGCTTATGATATTACATTTTCGGTACCCGATAATGGTGAATGTGCATTAATCGCAACACCAATAATCGACACTGTAGATTTCATCAGTAGACAAAGTGATTATATATTAACATTTAAAGAAATACCAGATGCGGACGATCCAGAAGATCCAGAATTAATTACAAATGAGGAATTTGCGGTGGCAATAACTTCTACATCTTTTTCATCTGTTTATAACCCCGTAACAAGTGGTTATACGTTTACGTTTAATGATAGTTCGCAAACCTTTTCAGATATTTCAGTTCCATATGAAGTTACAATAAGAGATAAAAACGCAACATCCACTGGATTTTCTATAGTAGTACCAGTTGAAAGTGAGTGTGAAATTTTCGACGTTCCATATGATGAATCGTTGGTTAGTGTTTATTACGTAGGTACAGGTACGACAAGAACCGAATCCGCCACCTATACACCAGGTATGAATGTAAGTGGGTCAAAAATATCTGATTCTGGTTATCGTTTACCAACCGACTATAGAGGTAACCGATATTCACCATCAACACTATCTGGGTTTTGTGAATTTGAAAATGGGCAATTTCATATTGTACCTGGTTCATTGTCAGGAGGTAGGTTATTTAACATACTGAGAGAATATAGAAAAAGAAAAAGAGTTGGAAAATTATTTTGTGGTGGAATTGTAAATTATTCATTTGTTGATAATTGGTTATCAGGATCATTATATTTCTTTCTTTTTAAGGGGAGAAGAGGTAGGTTTTGTAGTCAAATTATAAGATATGTTACTGAACAAGGTAGATACTATTATAGGTCAGCGTTATATAATAACTCATCAAATGTATGGGGTGACCCAAGTAAAGGTTCAAGAATAGGTAGACCAACAACAATGGTAGATTTAGGACCTAGAGATGAATTTATTAAAGAAATTTGTCTTGACCCATCGTTAGACCCTAACTGTTCCGTTACTCGTCAAATAGGACCCACCTCTTTTCAAAATTTTGGAGAATTATTAGGATTAGCTATTAACTATAGATTAGACACAACGAACGCTAACCACGATATAAATGATTTTTTTGATAATAGTGGTTTTGGTTATACGAATCAGGTTTTTGATGGAGACTTATTACAACTCATATCAATAAACAACGAAGCAGGTATTGAAGAATTTGATTTACAAAACCCAAAATATCTCGGATATAATTATCAAAATTTAGACCCAGAAGTATTTCCTCAAGTTTTTAAAAATGGTACTAACGTTTGGGGACCTTTACCAGTTACATTTTATTTGGAAGATGACGGTGAAAGAGTAAGGGCGTGTCTTAATGAACCAACACACATTGCCAATGATGGAATAACAAGGGTACAAGGAAGACTTACAGAATCATCACAAAAAGTACCATTCTTCCTATGGGATAAAGGAGCACCTGGATTTGGACCTTATAATATCACTACGGTTGACAATCAAAGTTGGGATTATGGTAATATACAAGTTCAACCATTACAGGGTATGACATATGGATATAATTTAACGAGTCCCGCTGATGATTCTAGTGACAAATACTTACTACTACCTATAACATATACGTTTAGTGGATTAACAATCCCAACTGATAACGCAACTAACGAGGTAGAATTTGACGTTGTAGATGTTACTGCCGACAATCACAGTGCGTATGATAATGAGTATCCTGGATTTACTTACCTCTATGCATCTAGTGGGTCCATATCGTCACCTGCGGCTGGAATCCTATACACAAGATATGGTACTAGTGGTACTTGGGATGTAAAACCTTGGGATTTAACTGACGATTTTATTATTAGAAGGACACAAGATTACTATAGTGGTAATAAACAAATCCTATCAACCCCATTTATGTTCTATTTTGGATTGAGGGTTGGTAAAACGGGTGTAGATAAGTTTATTCAATTTTTCGGGGATAAGGGAGCCTTTACATCTGCAGAATAATGGAAAAAAAGAAAATCATATTACCAACAAAAAGATTCTTCAAATCAAATGAGGAGGATTTAAATCTAAGAATTAATTTAGATGAAACAGAAGCGTTATTACGTGAGGGAGATAGGGATATAGTATTGGATGTACCAACACAATTTGAAACAGAAAGAACCGAAAGTAACAATTACAAGATTCACGGAAAACTTAAAATGGTTTTTAGGAATCTATATTCTGGAACAACATCATTCAATCCCTTACTTAGAAAATTATATCTTCCAAATGATGGTTTTGGAATTGCTAGTGGGTTTTTACCATACAACGAATTCTCGTTTTTAAGAAATGATGTTGTTAGAGAAGTTAACACACCTAATCAGGGCACAAGTCTAACTTCATTTAGTCAACAATTGACATTATCTGAAATACCAGAACATACATTAGTAACACCAATAACCGCACCATATCAAAATTGGAACATTTACTTGTCATATGTTTATGGTAAAGATAGTGACCACAAAATTAATTACACTTTAAGTGGTGGTACAACTGGAACAACATACACAGCAACAGCAAAAGATGGTATTCCGTTTAGAGTTGTTAGTGATGGTAATTATTATTCACTTGTTTCACCCGTTGAACACGGAATATCTGCTGGAGAATATGTTACAATTTCAACAACTGGAAATACATTTTATGTACCGTCAGGTACGGGGTATACAACTACAACTAGTTTATCTGGTAGAACTTTTTATGTTGAAACAGTTGGGAATGCAACACATAATTCTGAAAAATATGTTTTAAATATTTTAAAGAGTGAATTTGTAAACGGTACCACTTTGGGTCCTGTTGTTTTTGGTAAAAGATGTATTGATAAGAACAATATAACGGATACCATTTCAGAATATTATGTACATAAACATAAAACATTAACTAGCGATTCTGACTATATTTTAGATAAAGCCGGGTTTGAAAATTCTATTTGGGAGGATGAGAAAAAAATACTATTTGAAAATGCATTAGGTGATAACGACGTAATTGTTGAAAGAAATAGAATGGAATCATTAATTTATGATTTTAAAAATCCATTAACAGTAACTGGAATTACAAATAATTTAGGGTACACACCAACAGAGGTTTATGTATCAGTTATCCTTAAAAATGGTAACGGATATTTTAATTACCCACCAAAAGTCGGGTATAAATTTAATTTTCACAATACTTGGATTGATAACCACTTCAACGGTAACACATCTGTGGAAAGTGGAATTACAACGACAACTATTTCTTCAAATGCTAGTGGTTATACATTTACAGGAGGAACATCATTACCTATTGGTACAATATTAACAGGTGCATTTGTGGAGTATAATAATAGTGAAATGAAAGAAACAATAATAAGTGAATCTTTTCACAAGTTTACTGCAAGAGTAGATTTATTTAATCACGGACAAACTGGTAGTACTGTAAATTTTTCTGGAGTTACATCTACAAATCAAAGTGGATTATATTATCAACCGCACTATAGGGTTAAATTAAGACAACTATCACCATATATCGAAACTTCAAATACAGATGACATTTATAATTTACCAGAAAATTGTAGATATTTTGAAAACGATGGATTATGGAAATGGAGAGATGTGTACGACCCAGGATTTATCGATTTTGAAGGAAATGGAGTAGATTATCCATTTACTAATAATATACATTATATAAAAAATGATATTAATTTCTATTTAAGAAACGAGGAGTTTTATAGAAATAAAACAGATGGAATAACTGGATTCAACAATAAACCCGGAGGATCAAATACAACTGATTGTTAATGGAAATTTTAAGAGATAATAACAATAAAAAAATCATTTTAAATCAGGACTTAAATTTTAGAACAGATTTAGGGTGGGAAGATTCTGCAAAAGAATTAGAGTCACAAACTTTACGTAAAATAATTAACCCAATTGAAAATTACGAAACGGTTAGGTATATTCATAAACCATACAATACAACATTAGGGAGTTTAACATTCCCACAAACCGATATATGGTTTTATTTTTATTTTTTAAGTGGGTCAACATACGTACAAGACTACGAACCAACTGGACTATCAGCAAATGAAAACGCGTTAATGGAAAAAAAAATCACTAATAGTTTCTTTAGGTTGGAGTTTTTTAAAACACCTAGTAAAATAGTAAACAATGTTGAAGTAGCTGACCAACCAAGTAGATTAAATAGACGAATGGTGTTTGCAAAAAACCTTTCATTACCGTTAGGTGAAAAATATTTTTATACTACTTTAAACGATTATATATATAAACCCGCATTTATGGGTTCAAATTATAGAAACAAAGAAAATATGTATTTCTTTTGGTTTCAAGACGAAACCGCACTTAATGAGACATCATTAACTGGTAATACATTTTGGATGACCGCAAAATTTTATAATGCGGAAGATGGATCAATAGGTGATTTTGTTAAATCGGATATCGGAACTTCAGAAGTTAATGAAAGTAATGATATGTACTATAAAGTGGTAATTGATAAAAGTGATTACTCCTACCAAGTTTTTCGTTATAATAATAACACACAAGGAACTAGAATAGGTGAAAGTAATGACCCAATAAAATTCTATCAGAAAAAAGGATAATGCAATCAAGTAAATACGAAATATTAAAACAAACGGGAACCACATTTAATTTACCACTTTATTTAGAGAGTAGTGTAGATGAAATGGGTGTAATGGTTGGATTTGATGGTGAAATACAACAAGTTGAACAATTAGTTAATTTTTCGTATTCAGGAGTAACGGGAACTAAAACCGTGCACATATACTCAACAACCAATCCCGATAAATTAAGAAAAATAGTTGATCAAGTCTATAGTGTTAATTGGGGAGATAATAGTTCGGTGGTACAATTACCCATTAATAATGGAATACCTAATTCAAATTTACCAACCTTATCTCACACATATGGAATTGGAATAGTTGAAAGTACGATAACTATAACACTAAATTCTCCTTGGTCGACTCAGATTATTTCAAAAAACATTTCATTACCGTTTTTAAATCCGTCTACAATTAGTAACCCTTTGGGTTCATTTAGTGGTGTAACGATGCCAATCGAAATTGATTATATAAACAATTTAGATAATTCTACAGACCCAACGGCAAATGCCACGATTAAATTTATGGGTATTGGTAAAAGTAGAATTGAGGAATTAAGAAAATATGGTCAAACAACATTTAATGGTGTAACAACGGGAACTACCGACGGTTCTAGTTGGAGTGGATACACTTTAGATAATCTTTATTATCGTGACTTTAATGATGGTTATACAATGATTACGGGTAGTACATCTAGTTTTACCAAAGAAGAGGTAATCAATAGAATGATTACAAGAAATGAACATTTTATAGGATTTATTGACGAACCAACGATATACTCCGACATTTTTGTTGAGAGAGGAAAACAAGGTGTTATGGAGAAAAATTTAAGATTAGGAGAAATTGACAACATTGGTGAGGTAGACATATATGGAAATGGATATTTTAATGTGAGAAAACAATAAAAATTATATTTATTATAAAAAGTTATGGCAGTAGGAAGTTACGGAATAATTAGACCAGCGGATGTATCCCCAGCGGACGTAGATGTTTTTTATCATTACGTTCCAAATAGAACATCAACTGCGGAGGTAACCTTAAAAAAGTTAAACTCAGAAGAAGTCCTTGCTCCAGTTTTTCATAACGGAGATACCACAGATAGTACGGACGCTCCAAACGTTGAAATTTTAGGTGGTTTATACAACTTAACACTAACTTCAGATGATTTTAGTGATTTGGGTATATATACACTTCATATTAGACCAAAACAAATTAGAACCTCAATCACAGATTGTGGTATTTTAGCTTCATTACCTTCTGTTAGAGGTTTAGTTATCGATTTAAGTACTGTTCCATCGGCAGATAGAAACAAATTTACACCACAGGGATTAGTGGGATATCGTATTGAATATTTAAATTCCAACGATAATACTAAAGTTCCAAATTTTTATAGAATAGTAACATCATCTTTTTATTGTACACCAGTGGTTTCAAACTTAACTAGTACAACGCAAAAGGCGATTAGATACCAATATAGTGTTGCGGCTTCAAATTTATTATTTTTAACTGTAACACCATCTTCGGCACCATCAAGTAGACCGAATGTGGTTCCTTTTATTGGACAACCAGGACAAAATATCATTTTAACCAATACATTCTTTAACCCAACAACAGTTGAAGTAGAAATGGTTGAACACGATTCGTCAACATTGGCTTACGCATTATATGGTAACCAAAGTAAGGCGGTGTCTTCAGGTATCTATACCATTTACGATAACAATAACAATATCTTCAAACAATACAATCTATACGAGGTTAAAGATGAGTTTAACGAAACTTTATTCGAGATTAGAGAGAACAAGACGGATATTGATGAGACATTAAATTTCGATGATATTACACAATAATGGCTACAAGAAAAGTCCCAAGTCAAGTTGCAACTGGTGCAGAAACATTTAGTGATAGTTTAGTCGGTAGACAAATTACCGACGGTACTAGTCAATTGACTAATACGAACTTTGCTATTGACCGTATTATACCAGAAAAAGACAGTAAGAAATTTAGAACTAGCCAATTTTCAGATTTTTTAACTTTAGATGATTTAAAAGAGGAAACAGATTCCCCAACAACATCAACCAAAACTAAAGAAGAAAGAAAAAAAGAAATTAAATTTAAATCTTCTAAAAGTAATGCCGCTGTTTCTACTTTTGGTTCATTAAGAAGTAGATTACTTGCATCAATTACACGAATTATTAAGAAATTCCCAGCAACATCACTTGTTGACTCTGAGAGTTTAATTAAGAATTCAATTTATACCGCATACAACATATCTTACGATTTTAATCAGAACACAACAGAATTTACTGTTGATTTTGCGATGATTTATAATCCATTAGATGTTTTATTTATAAAACCAGAAAGTAATGTAATACCAACTACTGATAATGAAGTTAGAAATTTTTATTCATCATATAAAAAATATGTTATAGAAGTTTCTGGAACGACATATCAGGTATTAACATATAGCGAACCAAATTCAAATAATGAAGTTTCATTTAAAGTTTTTGGTAAACCATTTGGAACCTCATCAACTCACAGTTTTAATTATTTAATTAGACCAAATGATGGTATAGTTGAAGAATTTTATATGGGGTTAGACGATTTAGAAGAAACACTTTTAAACAGAGAATCCTCACCAAAATTTCAAGCAACATTTAAAGTCCCAAGAGATAGTTTCGAAGGGGATAAAACAGAAATAACTGACATTCAAGTTGCTTGGCCAATATCTAAAGACGGTTGGAATATTAAGATTGTTGGTTTAGAATATGAAAATTATCTAACAGAATTAACTGATTTATCCGACGAAATCGATAATTACAAATCGAACCTTTTTATAAGGTTTATGAGTGCTCCTCAATTGTATGAGTTCGATAGTGACGATAAAAAAATTGAGTCAATATTTCAACTATACGGTCAAAATTTTGACAAGGTAAAAAAATACATATCGAACATTGCAAATATGCGTAATGTTTCATATGACGGTATTAATAACGTTCCTGACGTATTATTAAAAAACTTAGCCAACACATTAGGATTATCAACTGTTAGTCTTTTAGATGAGAAACAAGTTGATGAATTATTATATGTTAGACAAGATTCTCAATACGAAGCGCTCAACCTTGGTACAAACATTGTTGATGCTGAATATGAATTCTATAGAAGATTATTAGTTAATTTAGTTGAACTATATAAGTCAAAGGGCACAAGAAAATCTATTGAATTTTTCTTAAAATTCTTAGGTGCTCCTGAACCAATGATTAAAATAAACGAATACGTTTATAAAGTAGTTGGATTCCCTAAGTCCTTAGATTTAGAAAATGATATTTGGGATGTTATCGAAGGTACAAAAGTCAACACGACTTTAACATTTGATGAAACCACGTTTTCATATATAACAGGAACAACAACATCAAAAACAACATACGATAGAAAAGAGTATCCAGTTATTGAAAATACAATCTTACCTAGACGAGCCTATGATGATGCAACAGATATGTTCTTCCAAAAAGGTGCGGGTTGGTATGAAAAAACATTAGATCACAGATCTTCGATGATTTTGGACGAAGAATTGTCAAAAGGTACTTACGTTGACGGAGTATTCCAATTAACGGGTAGAACTAAAACAATTAAAACTAAATCGAAAGATTTTACATATGGTGAGGACTATTTCGACGTATTTAGAACCTTACCTGGATTAGATACGGGATTTGACATCGTTAATCAAATCGATAACAAGAAATCACATCCAACTGACGACGGTTCGGTTTACCTGTTAAACAGAAAAAATATTAGTATTAACCTTTCAGCGGCTCAAGCTCTCGATTATGACATTTATAGAAAATCGAGAGAATTAAGTTTGTCATTTGGTAGTACAACATTAACCCCACAAACTGGAGTTACCTTTGCTGAATTTTTAGATAGAGCGTTAAGTCAACAAATTAAAAATTCACACTCAATAAAATACAAAAAGAATTATATAATTCTTGA